CCCCGGCCCCGGCCCCCCCAGGGACCCCGCCGCCCCAGCACCCCCCGCAGCACCCCGCCCAGCCGGTACAGCTCGGCCAGCCACAGCAGCAGGCTGATCCGATGAAGGTCAACCAGTTGAAGGCCGTGGGCAAAAGCCCGCAGGAGATAGCCGCATTGTTGGGCGTGCCGGTCGAAGCGGTCGCCGCCGTCACCGACCAGGCGCAACCCCAATACCACGGGGGTTCCGAACAGATGCCGGAAACCGGTGAATTCTGATGGACGAACTGCTGAAACACCTGCAGAACCAGTGGCTCGAGCTGATGAAAGACATGGATTCCCTCGCCTCCGATCAGGACGGTTTCCGTGACGTCGACTCGGAAAGCCTCCAGCTCATGAGCGTGAGACTCGTGCTCCTGGGCTGGCACAAGAGCAAGGATTCCGACAAGGACTGAGTCCAGTCCCGACCGCCGTAGCCGTATCCAAGCGGCCGGCACGTATGCAAAGGCGTGCACGGCACCACACATATTCACATCACATCAAAGGAGTTTCAAGGATGACCGACATCTACGGATACGCGGCAGCCGCGCCACTGTACCGTGCGGCGGGCTGGATGCAGGTCATCCCCCTGCCGGAAGGCCGCAAGACCCCACCACCCAGCGGTTTCACTGGACGCAGCCGCAAACCCGTCACCGACGAACAAGTACAGGTCTGGTCGCAGGCGACCCCGGACGCGAACACGGGAATCGTCATCCCCGAAGGCGTATTGGTGTTGGACATCGACGCCGCACAAGGCCATCAGGTCAAGGCGGACGGGGCGAAAGGCATCAGCGAACTCTCTCAGGAACTGGGCATGCTTCCGGCCACGTGGAGCAGCACGGCGCACGGCATCGACAGTCCGGCACGCCACCTGTTCTACAAGGTGCCCGAAGGCCTCGCGTGGAAGGGCGGCGCCATCGAGGGCGTCGACATCCTGCAACCCGGCCACCGGTATTCCGTGGTCTGGCCGTCGATCCACCCGAGTGGCGAAATGTACCGCTGGTACACGCCCAGCGGCAGGGTTGCCAGCACGCTCCCCCACATCAGCGACTTGGCGACCCTGCCATGGAAGTGGGTGGACTACCTGCGCAAACCCGACAGCATGGCGAACCTGACACATTCAAACCCGTCGACCACTCCAATCGCCTCTAATCCGAGGGGATACGACGACCGCATGTGCAAGGCGGTCAACACGTTCCTCAACAAGACGCTCGCCAACCCGGCAAGCAAAGGCTCAAGGCATGACACCACGCTGCAGGCCGTCTGGGCGTTGGTTAACTTCGCGCAGGAGGGACACCGGGGGGCTCTCGACGCCATCAACCAATTGAAGCCACGGTTCATCGCCGAGGTGGCCCCCGACCGTCAAGGCAAGGAGCGTGAGGCGGCGCGCGAATGGGCCAGCATTCTCAGTGGCGCGATGGAGAAGGTCAACGGCGTGCAATCGCATGTGGATCCGTGCGAGCAGTCGAAAATCGAACGCATGACGCCCGGCGAGTTCGACGAACTCACCCAAAACGCGGCTGCGAGTCAAATGGAGGAAAGTCACCCGGAAGCAGTTCAAAACACTGGAACAATGCCGGTTCAAGCCGGTTCAACACCCGTCGCATCGGTTCAAAACGGTTCAATGGAAAGTCACGAGGCAAGTAAAAACGCCTCCTCCAGCTGGCAGTTCGAAGACCTCACCCAGCTCGCTTCCGGCATTGAACTGCCGCCCACGCCCACCGTGTTCCAACGCGAGGACGGCCAAGGCCTCTTCTATAGGGGCGCGGTCAACGACCTGCACGGCGAACCCGGCTGCGGCAAAAGCATGATCGCCCAGATCGCCACCGCCCAGGAACTCAAACAGGGACATGACGTGATCTATATCGACTATGAGGATTCCGCCAGAAACGTCGTCAAGCGTCTCCTGCTGCTCGGCGAGACCGGCGAACAGATCGCGCAGCCTTTACACTACGTCCCGCCCAGCGCCAAGCCGAGCAGCCCCACCAGCCTCGACGGCTGGAAGGAAACCCTCGACTACGCGGACACGGCCACGCTGGCCATCATCGACGGCGTCACCAGCTGCCTCGCCTACGCCGGCCTCGACAGCAACAGCGGTGACGACATCGCCGCCTGGTACAACACCATGCCACGACTCATCAGCGCCTGTGGGCCAGCAGTCGTACTCATCGACCACGTCGTCAAAAGCAAGGACAACCGGGGCCGCTACGCCGGCGGCAGCATGCAAAAACTCGCACTCATCGACGGCATCAGCTACTCGGTGGACATGACCAAACCAGTCGGCAAGGGCGTGCGCGGCACCATCGTCATCAAATCAGGCAAGGACCGCATCAGCGAGATCGAGGAGCATTGCGCCGTCAGCTGGAGCAGCAACGGCAGCCACCTGCGCGAAGCCGCACGCATCGAAATCAACTCCACGGACCCGAAACTCATGCGCGTCACCATCGCACGACCGAACATGATGCCCAGCGAAGACCGACAGGCGAAACGCGACGACTTCCGACCCACCGGACTGATGGAACGCATCAGCCGCATGCTGGAGGACTCACTCGAAGAACCGAACCAGTCCGAACTGTTCAAGGCACTGAAGGAAGACGGTTCCGGAGCGCGTACCGCCGTCATGAGCAAAGCCGTGAGCCTGCTCCTGCAGGAGGGTTTCGTCTCGAACCGCTCTGGACGCAACAATCGTTCGATATTCAAATCCGTCCGACCGTACCGGCAGATAGACGACCCGAAATCCGACGCCTATGTGGACCGTATGAGCAGGGAGGAGGCGAGTGAATTGGATGACGAAAACCACCTCGAAATCTAGTTTTTCCCGTTTTTCCCAGTTTTTCCGAGTTTTTCCCGGAAAAACTGAGCCATCGAGTCTAGTTTTTCCCCACACTCCCCGGACACACTACGTGTGTGTCCGGGTGTGGGAAAAACTACGGCTCGCCCCTCCGGAAAGACCAAAAACACCACTCAACGACACTAGATTTTCCCAAACCAAAGGAGCCCAAAATGTCACTCACATTCAGAGAGCAAATCGAAGAGACCGCATGGGAACTCGGCAACGGCGAAGGCACAGTGCCCGAGCTGCGTCAGCGGTTCGACGACAATCCCGACACTCCGAACTTCGACCCGGCCAAGGCATTGGAGATGCTGCACATCCTCCAAATCGTCAACTACAGGCAAGTTCCTCAGCATCGAGGCAGACCAGCCCGCAGCCATTTCCTAAAACAATCCGAATACTCGGTACTCGATTTTGACATTCCGAAGCCAATCCCCAAGGACGAGCGGGAACGCCAGACGCGGATTCAGTGGGCCAAGGACTTTCGAACCATCGCCGACTGGCTCGACGCGAACTGTTACACGACCGAAAGCGAGAAAGCATGAAAGAATCCGTCACCATCCAATACCTCTGCGAGGATGTCGACACCAATCTGGTCGAAACCATCCCAATCGCCTCCATCAGCATCGACCAGTGGAGTCAAGGCCATCCCGACCTGTTCAACCTCGACCGGAGAGCCCATCACGGCCGCCGTATGCTTAGCGTACTCATCACCGCCTGCGAAGCGGTGCTGCATGAAATCCAGGACATCAAGTGGGAGGACTGACCCCATGGCCGAACCGATTGATCTCGTCCAACAGGCCCTCAACGCGCTCGCCGACGCAGGACTCGGCAACGACAGCCCCCGCCGAGGCATTCGTCATCGGCTACCAGGCCGGATGGCAGGAGGCGCTTGACCTGTGCGTACGAATCGAAACGGCAATCAACAACGAAACGGGGGCAAATGAGCATCATCAGCAGTGAAATCGAGGCGCAGAAGCAGCGTGACCCGTCGTACGTCGACAGTGGCCTGCAGTGGGCTTGGGGACAAGGATACAAGGCCGGAGCGTCACGCGAAATCACCGAAGAGGAGATTGCCGCCGCCATGGACGAAACCAGAAAGTTCACCACGCTCCCCGGCGCGTGGTTGGAGAACATCATCAGAATCGCGTTCGACGCGGCAAGAAGAAAGGCAATGGAGGAGTGAGCAGGCCACGCGCCCGTGAACGCAAACCAGCATGGCTTCGCGCGTTCATCCCGAAAACGAGTCCCCTCGTTGTCACCGTCTGCGAGGGGTGCGGCCTGTACGTCATCGAGGATCGGGAAACCGTGTGGGAGTCGTGGGATTACGGGTGTGTGGCGGGTGACGACCTGACCGTGGCGATAATCCTCGGCCGCCCGTTGACGCGCGTCACATGGCTGCCATCAGTCGGCTATCCGTTGTTGCGCAGCGTGAGCGGGAGCGCGGGCATCAGGCCGGATGGCCAATACCTCGCCGGGCATACATGCCATTTGGCTCGGGTGAGCGTCAAACCGTTCACGCCGCCGAAAAGAGACCGTCCGCCGGGCAAACCGTGGGGCGGGCCGAGACTGTCGAAACAGGAGATAGCCGAATTCAAACGCATATGGAATATGCCGTATTCGCGGCTCAAATATGAGAAAGCCCCAACCGTGGTCGGCCAGGGCGATGAGATCCAATCATTATTCTAGCCGACCAGCCGGAAGGGGCTCCCCGATGTCTATTTAGAAGTGCAACACCCTTGTTGGTCCTGTAATTCTAACAGTTCGTCGGCGAACGCCTCGG